CCATAATGAATTACTTCTCCATCTTTAAATCCATGACTAGGGAATTCTACAAAATCTCTAAAAGTACTAATACCTGCAGGTGCTACAGAAAGTTTCTTATTTGTATATCCACTTCCACCGTCAAGTATACTAACTCTAGAGATTCTTCTCTTAGTATTATAATCTCTTAATTCATGAATACCATTATTTAAATTTGCTGCTGTTGTACCAAATCCAACAGTATTGACACCAGCAATAGAATCAGCTTTTGACCTATAAAGTTTAAATATGGTTGCACTGCTAACTCCAACATAATAAGATTGACCTTGAACTAAACAAGTATCAATACCAACAGGAGCGACTGTTGTAAGACCAACAACATTGTTATTATTGGAGAAATATAATACCCTATCACCATTTTTATAGTAATGGGGTTTATCCATTATAAATCGACCATTACCTTGATCAGCATGTTCAATATTACCACCATCATAGAAAGACTTCGCATTAAATGTAAATTGTCTATATGCTAGTTCTGTTACACCTTTTGCCTTTGCTTCAGATCCATTTCCACCATGTATATCGACAGAAACTACTTTTTTGATCTCAAAGTCTACTGGGTCAATTAATACATCTACAACTGTACCACCAATAGCTATTCTACCAAAAGCAGTGTTAATTCCTGTAGAACTGTTTTCTATGCTTATTGAAGGTGGATAAAGAACATCATATCCAGTACCAGAGTTAACAAGATCAAGTGCTTTTAGAGGACCATAGTAAATATACCTGTCAGATTTGTAATTGGTGATTTCTACACCATTTACCAACATTCCAGTGTTACCATCCAATGTTTGCTCAGAAGTTGTCTGTGTTGCCTTTCCTTTAGACAAGTCCTGTTTTAAAACAAACCTTTTAAGTGTTTTACCTGGAAAAACTGATTTTCTTGCCTGTTCTATCTTAATAAAATCATGAACTCCAACTGTTACATCTGGAGGAGCAAATTTTACAGAAATTCCTGATGGAATGAAAGATCTTGAAGGATATAGTTTAATTTTGTTGTCTTGTGATAACACTTCGACAAAATAAGAATCTGCATCTAATCCACCAATAGAAATGGTAGATCCAACGGGAACATAAGCAATTTCTTCACCAGTTCTAAAAGGAACACTTTCTGCAAATGAAATTATTGTATATTTGTTAGATAAAGTATCATAACCACCCCATGATCCACCAGATACGGTAGGATTAGTTAAAGTGGCGTGAATTTTATCTGTATCAATAGGATATGTTGGAATTGAGTTAGAAGCTACAAATCCTTCTTGTTCATTGCTTTCTGAATTCTTTTTATCTAAAATATAGGTATTAGAAACATCTCCTAAGAGCTGATTTTGTCCACCTATGATAGGAACAATAGTACTTGTTGCTTTTACCTGAATTCTTCGTATATCATAAGATAATGAAGGGTCAGTTGTAAAAGTACCAGATACACTAATCGAATTAGTTGTATTATTTACATAAGTTACTGTTAATAATGACGCAGCAACTGTTTCTCTGTTTCTTACTAATAATTCTATCTTATCACCTTTTCTTAAACTAGCTTTATCAATATTACCACCTAAAGTAAATGTACTTCCAGTTAAATCGGAAATTTGGTATCTAGCACTAGTATTGTAAATCCAAGAGTTGAAGAAAATCTGTTCATATGTCTTTGAAGTCAATGGATTGGTAACAAATCTTCCAAGGTTCTTAACATTGACCCTTGAGGTCAATGACAATCCATACAAATCTTGAAGTGCATCAAATTTACTTAAAACACCAGTTATTTTCATGTTAACTGGTTTTGTTAGGTCATTATCTTCATAACCATAAACAAAGGTTTTTGTAAAGATGTTTTTAGTCGATGCAATATCTCTTGATGTTGTAGTTACACCGATAAACTGGTTTATAGTCTTTTCAGTATACTCTAAACGCATATAATCAGTTTCTGTAGATACACCTACTTCAATAACACCAGTTTGACCAAATCCAACAGTAGAATCAACTGTAATAACTGTTGCGCCAAGACCAATATTACCAACTGACTGAGTTCTTCCTGGAACAACAAATGTGCCTTGTATTAGGTCTCTATCATCATATCCAATAAAGACAGAAATGCGATAATAGTCATCTCTAATCTGCACAACCTCTGAAATAGGTCCACTAGCATCATTTACTAAAACATTACCTACTTCATTGTCTTGGAATAAAGTTTGACCGATTAATTTATTAGCATCTCCAGAAACTACCTGTACTGCAAAGGATTCTCTTCTTAAGTAGTTGGCATATGATGGTTTAATAAGGTATTTTTCAAGATCATTGATTTTTGGTTCTAAACCAAACAATGCTTTGAACAGAATCTTGAAAGACTCGTCAGTACCCTTAGATTCGTATAAACTTCTTGCTTCTTTTATAAAATTATTAACATCTAGTTCAGGACTTAACTGTACTCCTTCTAATCCAGGTGAATATTGCGCTTTTATCTTATCATAAAATTCATGAAGGAATAATGCACTTAAATTCTGTACTGCAGATCCAGAATCATGAGCAGAAGATGTAGTTTGTGTCCATTTAATATTATCCGAGTCATTAATAGCATGATATGTCTCAATACCACAAAATCCTCTTACACAACCAGTAAAGCTATTAGTCGTTACACCACTATAGGTAACGATTTCATCACCAATCTTTAAAAGACCCCATTCTTGAGGAAATCCCTTAGTAGTACCATCAACTGTAATAATATCATCAATATTGGTAATACTAGAGGCAGTAGCTACTTGCCCAGATATAACATCCTTAGTTAAATTGTCAATTCTAATATATTTGTCAATATTTTCGCCAAGATCTACAGGACCACTTTGATATTCTTGTGAAATATAATATTGCTTTAAAAAATCCTCGAAAAGGGGATTTTCTGCGAGAGCGAACTCTGGAGCTTGATCACCAACAAGTTGGTATGTCTTAACTCTGGAAGATAAGGGGCTATAGGTTTCTATCATCCTTTTTTATGACCTTGTGATGGTTCCATTAGAGTAACTAGAGGTGACTTTATATCCAATTCCAGATATTTGCTTTCCAGAAGATATTGTGTCTCTCACGATATTTATCTTAGTATTTGAGATGTCTAATTGAAGGTAAATATCCTTCAATCCAATAATATCATTGGATTCTGGGTATGCTTGTATTTCAACCACACCAGATGCACGAGAAGTTCCCGTTATATTAATAGTATTGATCATAATTTCACCTTTTACATAATCAACAGTTCCTGCAGAAGGTAAAACCACTGGTGGAGCTTCATCAGACAATTCAGTTAACTGAACTACAGCAATATCACCTGTTTTTCCATCTGAATGTGGAAGATCAGTAAAATACAAAGTATTTAAATTACCAGAAATAGTAAATCCAGTACTTTTTATGTTTTTACCCTTAGGGTTTACATGGAAAGCATTACCAAAGCATAATTCATACTGAGTAGAGGCATTAAACACTGGTTTTAAGTCTCTTCTTATAATTAATCTAGTAATATTTGATGTAATTGCATTATTTGTACCATCAATAACTTTTAAAGCATCAGAATATTTAAATCTACCACCAAATGCATTTAAATTAGTAGATTTTCCATAATTTGTTAGAGAATTACTAACTTGAGTCCTAAGACCATCAATATCACTGTATATGTTTGAGTTAAAGTAGACAGAAGTGTCAAGTTCAATGTAAAGTATCTTAAGATCGACTATTCTTTGGTTAATTCCAGCAATAGAATAGCTTTTTAATCGATCTAAGATTTGTACTTTAGTAAAGTCGGACAAATATGTGGAATTTCGAGGTTTTACGCTTAGTACAACAGTACCAAACTCAGGTGGATCCAATTCTTCACCACCAATAACGGAAACTGACTCTGCATCTGGGAATACACTCTGTATAATACCTTCGTAATCCCTTGCTGTAACCGCCCTGTACTGTGATGAATAGACTCTAGGCGCAATATACTTAATTGAGTCAATATCTTCTATCTCACCGCCTCCTTTGGCAGTTTGAATAGTACTTATAGTAGGAGTTATAGAAGAAGCAAGAGGAGAATCAGCATCATCTACAGCATCTCCACTGAATGAGAAGAATTTACCATCATTTCCATCCTTTCCATCAGTAATAATATAGCTAACTTCGATTACATCACCATTATCAAGTTTCTTACCAAACAATCCATCACCAAATATCAATTCATACTTCTCATCTTTAATTTCTTGTATAAGATAGATGTTTGATTTAGCATCTAAGTTAATAATATTGTCAACCTTAGAATATTCTAGTCCAGAACTAGATCCAGACTTTCTTACAAAGACTCTAATTGATGCAGTATCTATAAATGAGTTGTCTAAAAGGAATTTTTGATCTAAACTAGCATTTACTGTAAAGAATTTCTTTAAAAGAGTACCTTGGTATATGGTAACATTTCTAAATTCAGCAGTTCTTGGTGGATTTACTAAAATACTGCTTCCAGTGTCTATTGGACTACTGACAGTTATGTCTTCTGGAATAGAAAATGTGTAAGAAGTGTTATTTTTTGCTCCAACACAGACTAATCCTTTTCTTAGTTTAACAGTATTACTGTTTCCGTTGAACTTAAAGTCGAAATTTATGATAGCTTCTGCAGATTTACGAGATCTAGGTACATATCCTATGTTTCTTGCTAAAGAAACTACATTTTCTCTCAAAGTTGCTGAATCCAAGAAGGATTCATTGACAACCATGTTGCTATTAAACGCTGAAATATAAGTATTGTACGCTAAAACATCAATTAGAACCGACATATTCGATCCTTCAAAGTCAAAATCAGTAAAATTACTGTTTGCTCTGAGATAAGAACGAATTTGAGCCTTAATTTGATCAAAATCAAGGTTAGTAAACTTGGTTACGGGCATTTTTTTTACCTAGTTGCCTCTAAAATGAAGTTAAATGTTTGAAGTGGAGCAGATTGCCCTACAATTTCATATGTAATAACCAATTCAAACTCATTTCTGTCAGGATTGGGGTTTGCTTCTACTATGATATTATCAATTCGTGGTTCGTATGTTGCTAAAAGACTTTGTACCTCTCTTGCAATAACACCTCCAGTAGCAACATCACAAAAACCAAATAGAAGATCATAAACATCTGATCCTATATCGTCATAAAACCGTTCTTTAGTTCTGGTTTGTACTAGATTTCTCACCGAGCGCATAATAGCTCTCTCGTTTTTCAAGACATTTAAGTCTCCAGTTACAGGATTAGGTTGAAAATCGAGGGTTATGTCTTTATATCCTCTAGATTTAGCCGCCATTAAAGAATTGGCAATACATGTCAGGGTTATTTATACCCTATTTTCTCAATTCCAACGAGTGACTACTAATTCTATACTATTATCATCCATTTCCCACTCTTCTGCAACCTGCCAACCTTCTTCTTTCATAGTATTATGTACAGTCATTCTTGCATATTGTTGAGTTACCTTCTCAATAAACCTTTTTGGTGGAATAGGACTTTTCCAAGTTTGTATATCAGCTACCAATTCATACTCTGTACCATTCCAACGAAATCCTATATCATTACCTATTGATATATCTACCTGTACTTTCTCATGGTTATGACCAATAGGGTTAATTAATAGTTGATCCTCCTGTACATCATACTGAAGGATCTCTAGTGCTTCGAGCAAAGCGGGTTTTTTAGTTATCTTAGTCTTTATCGTACTGAAGTGTGACATTAGCAGCCTTCTGAATCGTGTACATAATCCTCAACAGGTTCTGTCTCATAGAATGCAGGAGTAAACTCCCTAGTCAATACATTACCTAGCTCATCTTCTACACTCTCAGTAATCTTTAAGCATTGGTCACCAACTGCACCATATATCTCTGCAGTTACATTTCCATTCTGTTGAATGGTATACTTGACTGTTTGCTGTTTTGCCATAACTAAAAAAGCGAGTGTGTGTTATTTAGAACTGTTTAGGATGAGTAACTACATCTCCATGTATCTCTCCTATGTCGTCTATGTGTGCATGATCTATATCAACATGCAGACCCTTTTCATAGAAGTCTGCAATTCTTTCTAGTGCATTTGCAATGCGAGTCAATTCATCACTCATGGTTTTCCTGTTTTTACCTGTGTCTCTAGTATAGCGTCCTTTATAACAGTTTTCAACTGTCTTAACTTTTTCTTCCCAAGTCCTGCCCTAGTATCGATCTTTACCTTTAACCAGTATACAAAAGCAAGTACAAGTATAAACTGTATACCTTCACCCCATGAGAGGTTCCATGCTTCATTGAGATCGAGACTCGCCGCCGCTAGATATTCACCTGGTCCTATCATTTTCCTTGTCCTCTATAAGGTTTACGAGCCGAGTTACGGGATGTGGAAGAATATTTGGTATTCTTACCATTACCTTGCCTAGTCTTCTTCGGTGTTGTCTGAATGTTGTTCCCCGTTGGGGATGTGTACACTATTGCCATTGTAAGTTGTGTGTGAAATAATATTAGGAGATGGATACCCAGTCTCATAAAAACATTGAGAGAGTTCCAACAATTTATCGAGGAACTCATCTTCGGTGAGACCAGTATAGATCTCACCTTCTTGTATGATTATATTATATAACTCGTTGCTTTTCATGCCCTACACGGATACGAGGATCGCACCATATCTCAAAACCAGCATCGAGAGCATCTAGACAGAAACTGACATCCTCTCCACACATGTCTTGTACTTCTCCACTTTCAAAGACTTGCATCTTAGGTGCGAACCAAGGATACTTCATCTTATCATGTTCCCATACACCATGATTAATAAGAACCCATCCAAACCCTGTGTAATCGACAGTAAATGGTTTCTTACGCTTAGACATGGTTTCACCAGTCTCATGATTCATAACTCCTCCGTTATTACGGAAGTTATCCTCATCGAGCCAGTGAGCAACAGAAGTAGTTTGACCATCTTCTGTCATATACCAACCTGCAGCAATATCTTGATCCATAAGGACTAGTTGTAAGAACTTAGGAGTATTGAATACAATGTCACTATCAATCCATAACTGATAATCATATTGCAACTTACCATCCCAAGGTATCTGATCTGGTCCTCTTAAGACATTTGCACCAAGGCACTTGCATCTAGCAAAGTTTACCATTGATGAGTAGTCTTGAGATATTTGTATACTAACTCCATGTTGAACTAAGTCAAATGCGAGTTGTACAAAATTCTTAAGGAAGACATATGAACAACCACGACCAGGCATACAAAAGACAATAGACTTGCCCTTTAGTATCTCCCATGCTTTATCGTAGTCCCATTCTTCTTCCGCATTTCTCTTAGGCGGGTTTTTCGCCTTAACCGTAAATCCTTTAGCCATAATGTTTTACTTGGACATCAGTATTATAACAGATTATATATGCTTAGTCAATACGACCCCTCGGATATGTCATCTTCTTCTACTTTAACTATGCGTAATTCGTCATACTTATTAACTCTCTCTTTAATCTTTTTAATCAACTGCTCTTCATCGAGGTTAATTAAATCCCCTACTGGATAGTTGTGATCATCGTAAACATGGAAAGTAGTGTTCATTCTTCGTCAATGTAAAGACCGTTATCTGTAAGTGTTATACTAACTTCTGTATCTTCATACCAGTTGAGTTCATTGACATATGACTCAGGAACTGCTATAATGTATTCATTGGTTACATTATCGACTCTTATGACTGTTTGGAATTTATCTGATTTTTTCACAATATGCGTGGACTGACCTATGATTTTATATATCAGAAATTTTTTTTATAGATTGATATCACGAAGTCGATCTGGGTCGTTTATAGCTTATGAACTAGGAACCCTATTAAAACACGCATCACGCCACACCACGATAACACATAAGACGCAAAACACTGCCTCTCATTGATACTTAGTGCCACACATAGTTCTTATTACATAAGACTGCCAATTACATAATG